GTAAAATTAGTGCATTAACAGCATTATCAGAAACCCCAGCAGATGATGATGTGTTTGCAGTTGTAGACACAAGTGCTACAGCTACAAAAAAAATTACATTTGCAACTTTAAACGCTGCAGTATCAGCTGTTTATAATTTAACAAAAACTGGTAACTATACAGCTGTTGCTGGTGATAAAATATTATGTGATACTTCAGGTGGTGCATTTACAATTACACTTCCTGCTAGTCCTAGTGCTGGTGATGAAATTCATGTACTTGACGCAACTGCATCATTTGACTCAAACAATTTAACTATTGACAGAAACTCAAAAAAGATACAAGGAGCTGCTGCTGACCTCACAATTACTACAGAAAATACAGGTATTGGTTTAGTTTTCTACAATGATACTTATGGTTGGAGAATATTAGTAGATGCTTATGGTGTAGATCCAACGGAGCTGTAACATGGCTGATATATACAATCCTAATCAAGATATCCATGTAGATAAAGCTACTAGTAAATTAGTAGTAAAACATTCACAAGATACTACACCTATATTACAAGATAATAAAATATCTCGTAATCATAGAGCTGGAGAACAAAAAGGTGAGTTCCAACGTATAGCTCAAATACCTTTGATAGCTTTACAAATTAAATGTAAAGAATTGTTTGGACACTCTAATTGGTGGCAAGTAGAAAAAGATGATCAACGTTCTATAATTAAAAGAATGATTAACAGTAACGAGTTTGAAAACTTTAGAGTAGGAGATAAGAAACTATAATGGCTTTAGATAATTATGCAAATTTACAAACTTCTATTGCTAATTGGTTAGCTAGAGATGATTTAACTAGTGAGATACCAGATTTTATATCTTTATGTGAAGCAGAGTTTAATAGAGAGCTGCGTATAAGATCTATGGAAACTACTGAAACTGTTAGTATAGATGCTGAACAAGAAGCATTACCTACAGGATTTTTAGGAGTAAGAAGTTTCTTTCTAAATAATAATGGTAAAACTAAACTTACTTATAGTACACCATACAACCAGTTTGATATGAGAGGTTCTACTAGAACAGGTACGCCACAAGCTTATAGCATTGAAGGTACCAACTTTCGTTTCAGCCCTACCCCTGATACAACTTACACAGCAAACCTTGTGTACTACAAGGCATTTGACTCCCTGTCAGCTAGTACCACAACTAACTTTATACTCACCAATCATCCTGCTGTATATTTATATGGTAGTCTTTATCATGCGAGTAATTTTATTAGGGGTATTGCACCAGATACTGTTGCACAATGGCAACAACTATTTGTTACTGGTATAAACCAAATTAGAGAAATGGATGAGAAAGAAAAACATAATGGCTCACCATTAATACAAAGATCAGGTATTAATATTAACAACTTTGATAACGTATAATGCAATTACCTTTTGGCGAATGGCTGCCAGATCTGCCAGACCATGTCAATCCAGGAGCTACCCAAGCTAGGAATGTATTTCCTGCTGTTAACAGTTATAGACCATTTAATGATATAGCTGCTACTTCTAGCAATGGAACTGATGCAAGATGTCAAGGTGGTAAAGCATTTAAGTCTGATAGTGGTGTTGTGTCTATATTTGCAGGTGATGCTACTAAGTTATACAAACTAACATCTAATGCGTTTGTAGATGAAAGTGGAGGAACTACCTTTAGTTTTTCTACAGAATCCTATTGGGATTTTATTAGATTTGGTGAAGTAGTTATTGCTTTTAATGGTGACGATGCTCCGCAAGCATGGACACTAGATAGTTCTACAGACTTTGCAGCACTTGCTGGATCACCTCCAGTATTTAGACATGCTGCTGTGGTAGGTAATTTTATAGTTACAGGGTTTCAACCTAATGCACAAAACAAAGTACAATGGTCTAGTTTTAATAGTGCAACCTCATGGACAGTAGGAACTAATCAATCTGATTCTGAAACACTTCCAGAAGGTGGTGTTATTACAGGTATTACTGGTGGACAATACGGTTTAATCTTTCAAGAAAATCGTATTACTCGTATGGATTATAGAGGCGGTAATGTTGTATTTCAATTTAGAAGAATAGAAGATAACAGAGGAGCTGTACAAGGTAAAAACGTAATACAAGTAGGTAACTTAGTTTACTTCTTATCTGAAGATGGTTTTTATGTTACTGATGGTAATTCATCAAGACCTATAGGTGCAAATAAAGTAGATCGTTTCTTTTATAATGATCTTAAGTTTACTTTTAGAGAACGAGTTAGAGCATCGTACGATCATGAAAACAAATTAGTTATGTGGTCATACCCATCTGCAACTGGTAACAATGCAGGTACACAAAATGATAAAATTATTATCTATCATATTGCTAGTGAAAGATGGTCTATAGTAGAATTAGATCATGAAATTATTATTGATTACTTATCACCTGGATTTACATTAGAAGAACTAGACGATTATCCAGCATCAGGTACAGATGATTTAGATGCTATAACAGTATCACTTGATAACCCTGTATTTATTGGTGGTCTAAGATCTTTAGGTGCTTTTAATACTAGTCATAAATTAGGATCATTTGGTGGCGCTACATTAGCTGCTGAAATAGGTACTGGAGAAACAGAAATATTTCCAACTAGTAGATCATTAATAAGCAATGTTAGACCTATTGTAGACACAAGTGCTGCTATAGGAACATTAAGCCATCGTAATAGAGTTGCTGACTCTTTTAGTACGACAGGTACATCAACTATGCACAGTACTGGCAATATACCATTGCGTAAATCAGCAAGATATTTTAAATTTAATTTAACAATACCAGCAGGTACAACTTGGTCAGATGCACAAGGTATTGACATTGAAGCAACTAATGAAGGATATAGATAATGGTACTTTTAACCAACCCACAAACAGCAGACTTACAACAACGTATACAAAATTCTAGTTTTGGTAGTCCAGATTATTTACAAGGTTTCACAGGAACAATGCCTGGATATCAACAAAATCTTTTAGCTAATAATTTTCAACCTGGTTTAATTACACGTGATTTTAGTGGTGGAGCTACATCTATGAATCCATCTGGAGTTGCTAATTATTTAAGTTATACACCAGGAGTACCGCCACAAGCTGCAAATAATAGTAATTTTTTACCACTAAATACAATGGTTAATGCTGCAGTAAGACAAGGTGGAGGAGATAGAGGTCCAATGCAAAATCTTCCTGATCCAACTTATAATCCTAATTTAATAGGTGCATATTTTGGCTATAATAATCCAGATTATGAAGCAAGTCCTTATGGAGAAGATGCAAATATATTAGGAGATTTTATAGAAGCTATACAAAGAAAAAAAGTTTCAACTGTTGCTAAAATAAAAGAGATAGCTGGTGGAGGATATAGTGCGCCAAAAGGTACAACAGGTCCAGGTGGAACTGTTGGTGGAGGTTCTCAGCCTCAAGGTCCATTTGGTGCTGCTGCAGCAAGAGAAACAGCTGCAGATCAAGCTAATACCGCTGCTAATAAACGTAATTTAGAAAGAGATAAAAAAGGTGGAGGCGCAGGACAAGATACTTCTGGACCTGAAGCTTCTGGATCTGGTAGAGTTGGTAGTACAGGACCTACTGGTCGTAGTAGTGGCGGCTGGTAATGTCTAGTAAATTAAACCTAACATATATTTACAATTATCCTGCTGCTAGTTTAGAAGGTGTGTTGTTACCACAATACGAATTTCAATTAGTAACAGAAGATGTTGTTAACCAACTTATTACATATCACAATGTAGAAAATCAGGAAGTAGTAGCATGGTTTCTAGCGTAGATGCATGTAGAAATTGTTTTCATAGCTGTCATTGTGGAAACAATGGTGCATGTGTTTCTTGCAAATGTTTAAATTGTGAGCATAATGCATTAGATGAATTTTATAAAAATCTTAATGATGGATTTAATGAGACAGCAAGTAAAGAACCATATAAAACATTTAATACTGATGAAGGAATTGAGTAATGGCACATACTTATAAAAATGAATTCTTTGCTTTAGATAGCACT